AGCTAAACCTATTAGATATCGAGAGTTACCTAGAAAATTTGCAGGAAAGCATAATCTTAATAGGTTTATAGGTATAGAGAGTGAGGTTATATCGGAGTACGAGACAGTAGAGGATTATATAGACTGTCAAGGTGAACCAGACTATTTTAACATAGTAGAAGATGGTTCTCTAAATTCAGGTGGAGTAGAGTTTGTGACATCTAGACCAGTTATTGGTAGTGATATAAGCTTAGCTCTAAAGAGTTTGAGACAAGAACATAAGTCTGCATGGAATGGTGTAGATGAAAGTTGTGGTATACATATACACTTTAACGCTTTAGATTTTGGATTTATAGAATTAAAATCACTTCTATTAATAATGTCTAGAATCCAAGACAGTATATATAAAACACTTCCCGAGTATAGAAGAGGTAGTAGTTATGTTAGGAAAATATCTCTAACTACTGATACCATAGACAAAATAAGTAGCTTAAGCGAATTGGTATCTAAGTATTACAATATGCAGGGAGAGTCTATAACGGAAAATAAGTATAATGGTGCTAGATATATAGGAACAAACCTACACGCTAGATTCTTTCTAGGAACAGTAGAGTTTAGATATCACGAGGGAAGTACATCATCTAAGAGAATATTAGATTGGATAATATTTCTAAATAGTATTATGTCTACCTCTAAAGAATTAAATAAAAATAGAGATTTATATAGAAAAATAATTTCTAAAAAAACTCAACTAGACGATATACTCTATGCTATATCTGGGCATAAAGGAGTTGAGTATATAGAGAGTAAAACACAAGAGTATATCCAATAACAATAACAACAAAGGAGTTAATATGTGTGGTATCTTTGGATTCGCTAAGACTAGCGATAGACAAAGCGACAGTCAGATAGATATTCTTAAGAGAGTATTTACTGAGTTAACAGACGAGTCGTCTATAAGAGGTGAGGATAGTACGGGATTTTCTATTATGAATCCCGAAGCTAGATACACCTATAAAACATTGACAGATTCTTCTACATTAGTAGATAAAGAAGAGTGGTCTAATGTTATAAATCACATTAATAGAGAAACTACAATAGCTATGGGGCATGTTAGATTTGCTACTCATGGAGATGTCAAGGTTCGTAACGCTCATCCGTTTAATGTAGGAGAAGTAACGGGTGCTCACAATGGAGTAATCTACAATTACAACATAGTGGCTAAACAAATGGGAAAGGATTCTCCCGAGGTAGACTCACAAGTTCTATTTCAATCTTTGAATAGAAAAGAAATGAGTAGAGCTTTCGAAGATATCAATGGAGACTTTGCTATTACATGGGTAAAAGATAGTAATAAAAAGATACACCTAGCTAGGGAAAGTGGTAGACCGATGGTTATATCCTATTGGAAAAAGGCTAGAGTTTTGCTGTGGGCATCTACGGAAAGTATTATGTCTGAAGCTATGACTAGAGCTGGATTGAGGTTGCCTATATCGAAGGTTAATGCAGACTACATATTTACCTACGATACTGATAAGTTTAATAAAAAACCTAGTGTAGAGGTAGTGAGATTCGAGACACTAAGTCAGTTCTCTACATATCGAGATTCATACATGACTGGATTAGAGAGTTGGCGTAGTTACGATAAGAGGTTTGGAAGTCCTAGCCCTGCGTCTAAGTTGCTATCTAGCAGTACAGTTGATAGAACAAAGATGTGTAATTTCTGCTATGAAGATGTAGATTATCAAGAGATATATACTGATAGTTGTGGTAGAAGTATATGCATAGCTTGTGAATACTCACCATCATATGGAGATGAAGGAGTTTGTAATGGAGAAAAGTAAAAAGAAAGTAATATTAATAGGGTTTCCAAATCCTATTAAATTAAAGTCTAAGAAGTTTGTGCTAACTACTCTATATAATAGGGCAAAGAAAAATCCTTTTATAGTAGGAAGTACATATGAAGAGTATCTAGATTTTCTTGTGAATCAAATAGAAATACTTGGTTCGGGAGATATATCTATTGATAGAAAATCATCTAAATTAGAAAGCGAAATCTATGATGCTTTAAAAAAGTTAGATTGGATTAGGGTAATCAATGCCTTCGTTGTAGGTATAATAACAACGAACATAGGAGGATGATATGCCAACAAGAGACACAGATACTAATATAGAATATAGTTGTATATGCTGTGAGGTTACTATCGAAGATGAAGGAGATGTATATAGTGATAGATATGGAGAACACCATTGTTGTGAGTGCTATTGGGATTACTATTCTGAATGTTATGATTGTGGCGTTGAGTGTGTTAGTGATGAAAGTTGGGATAGTAATCGTGAAGAGTATTTTTGCGAGAGTTGTTACTGTAGTAGTCAAGAACTGATAGATGTACAATCATTATCTCTCCCACTTAATAGTAGAGAATCTAAAGAAAATCAGTTTAAACAATACAATATTAGAAGAATGGTAGGTTTAGAGATTGAATGTTTAGTACCCGATGGAGATAGTATGTGGACACCTACTCATTGGGCAAACGTGTCAGATGGTTCTATAAATACTGAAGACTCGGGATATTATGGAGTAGAAATGGTTTCTAGACCTGCGAATGGAGACCTACTACTTAATAGTATAGATAAGTTAATGTCGTGGAAGGAAGAGCAGGGTGCTCATGTAAATGTCTCTTGTGGGTTCCATGTACATTTTAACTCCATAGATATGAGCCCAAGAGAAGTGGCTCACGTAGGTATTGTTTATGCTAAGTACCAATCCATTCTCAAGAGTATAATGCCACCCTCTAGACAATCGTCTAATTGGTGTCGTGATTTCCCTTTAAATTTTAACAGTCTGAAAAACATATATACCGAAGAAGAATTAGCACAAGAATATTATGAATATATGGGTTGTTCATACAGTACTGATAAGTATAATGAAGCTAGGTACTGTGCTATGAATCTACATTCTAGATACTATCATGGTACTATTGAATTTAGACTACATTCGGGGACTATTAATAAGGTGAAGATAATAAATTGGATATCTATATTAAATAAGATTATAGATATGGGTATTAAATTAGCTAACGATGAGGAAAAAGTAGTTAAACAATGGGTAGAAGAAGATGTATGTATTAATAGAATGTTTGGTAGTAAATTAAGTAAGTACATCACGAAGAGACAGAGGGTGTTTAGTAATTAAAAAGGAGTAAAAATGAAAAAATATATTTTATTACTTGTTATTTGCTGTAGTTGTAGTATGAACATGCAATCATATAAAATAATGGATAGAGAGAGATATGTACATGACTATAATGAACCTATCTATAAGTTAAATAAAACCATACACTTATATTGCAAGAGCCACAGACAATGGGAGAAAGTGAGGATGCTTTCTACAAGTCAAGGTACTATATTTATAGTTGGGAAAGTTAAATAAAAAATAAAATATTCCTTGCTTCAATAAATAAAATATAAGTAAATTTAATATGAGAGAAAGGAGGTAATACATGCCTTTAAAAGGATTTAAATATCCCAATGGTGATAAGTTATTACTTGAGGATGTTTACAAGGGTAATGTTGACGTTAGTAGAATTGGAGTGTCTATACCTACTCTATTACACATGTCATCAGATAGAGACCCCGAGAGAAAGCCATCTGCCACAGAGTTACTAAGTGGCACTTGCGAATCATACCTAAAGAGAAAAGAAGATTATTATATAAACCCACATGATAATGCTTTTTCTCTAGCTGGAACACTACATCATTTAAAATTAGAAGACTCTTCTATATCTTTAGATAGGCTGTGTTCAGAGATTCAGTTAGAAAGTATGGGAGTTACTGGAATTATAGACCTTTATGATAAAGAAACTAAAACATTAATAGACTATAAGTTCTCAGGCTCTTACAAGGTTGCTAAGTGCCTTGGTATACAATGGGCATACACTTCTCACCCTACTGAAGTATATAAGAGGAGTGGTAGATGGGGAAAGAAAGGTCAGCCAAAGAAAATAAAAGAATTTTATATAGATGAAAGCACGATAGATATGGAAGATTGGGCTTGGCAAATTAACTTCTATCGGTACTTACTAGAGAGTAATAACTATGAAGTAGACAAGATGTTATTGCAAGTAACTGTTCGAGATGGTGGTCTACAGATAGCTAGAGAGAGGGGTGTTGATAAGAATATATACTTACTAGACGTTCCTCACATAAACAACGACCACCTTATAGATAGGTATGAGACTCAAAGAGATTTACTTCTCAATGCTCTTAAATTAGAAGAGTTACCCGAGAAGTGTAGTAAAGAAGAAACATGGGCAGGTAAGAAATGTGAGTCTTACTGTGACGTTAGACACGTTTGTCCGTACAACAAAGGAGTAGAAAATGAGTAAAGGAAGTCAAGAGAAGTTAACAGAGAGGTGGACAATTAAAGAAGAGAAGGATGGAGTAGTATGGTGGATGATAAGAGGTGGTGCATTCTCTAATAAGGTAAATGATAAATATCCAAACAGATTGTTTAACACTAGAGAAGATGCAGAACTGTATTCTAATAATGTTAATAGGTCTTACGATAGAAAAACGCAACTAGTTAAAGTGGAGTATAAAGATGGAAAAACATACTAAGAAAAGTTATTCTTCTGAGTTTAAAATGTTAAACTTTAGATTAGAGCAATTAGAAATAGCACTAATGAATTTAATGTTTGTTGTAGCCAATCAAGAAGAAGAACTACCTCAGTTTAAGGACAACATTAAAAAAGCAGAGAGCATGGCATCTCAAGGAGATAAGTTTATCTCTGTTCTATCTGATAGCAATAAAGCTGAAGCGTAAAGATGAAAGCTATAGAGTTTAAGAAGTTAAGAGAAGAGTTTTTAGATGCAACAATAAAACTTTCAGATGAGAAAAGAATAGAATACACAGAAGGGCATCACAATGAGAATGTCTTATGGAACTTCGAAAAGATAGGAGAGACCTTAGGATTACTACCTATGCAAGTTCTATCTGTCTATATGCAGAAGCATATTAGCAGTGTATTTAATTATTTAAAAGATGGAAAAGAATACTCAGAGAGTATAGAGAGTAGGATAAGTGACCTTATTAATTACCTTCTATTGCTATTGTGCATGATACAAACCTACAAAAAGAAAAGAGAAGGGTAATGAGAGAATACTTAGGCAAATCAGTGTTATGGAATCAAGACTATGGTGACGGACAACTTAAAGAAACTATAATCCTTGATTCTATTTGTTATAATGGTGGTTTTGACGAACTAAACGAACCCGTTTTTTTAAACAAGGAAAAAGATAGATATGTGACTTTAAAATACGTTAAATCATTTATCATAGACAAAGGAGAAATAAATGAGTGATGAAGTTGTAAAAGTAGAGAGTTCTAGTATTGTATCTAGTGACATTTTTGACACAATGAGAGAGTTACACAACGACGTATCTATGAAAGATACTCCCAAGTCCTTCATTAAAAGCAAGATGGGACTTGATTATGTAGAGGTAGGATATATGAAGAAGATGGCAGACACCTACTATCCCGGCTGGTCTTGGACTATTATTAATACAGAACTGTTGGGTAGTGAAGCATTTATGGTACATGGAAGACTGAAGTGGTTCGAGGGTGGTATATGGAGAGAGGGTGATATGACTGCGGCTCATAGAATACAAAAGAAAAGAAGCAGTGATGAGTTTGTAGACGTTGGGAATGATATTAAGTCAGCGAATACAGACTGCATTAAGAAAGCATTTAATATGTATCTCAATATATCAGACGATGTTTATAGAAACAGAGTAGAAGATACATCACTAAGCCAAGACGATATAGATTTTTTATATAAAGAAATGGAAGGCTTAAGTGATGAATGGAAAGAAAAAATATCCCTATCTATAGAAGATGGAAATATAGAAAAAGGAGATATAGAAAAAGTAACTAATAGAATAAATCAAATAAAGGAGAGTATGAATGAGTAATTCAATAAACGATATGCTTGAAGGTGCTATGGGGGGAGAGTCTTATTATGACCCTTCAGAAGATAAGCCGAATATTATAATACCTGAAGGTGACTACTACGCACATGTTAAAGAGTTCACAATGAAGGCAGATGTAGTTATACGAGGTAAGCACCTAGCTGACATATATAACTTAATATTCAAATTATCTAGTGATAATTCAGAGAAGACATTTGGAGAGCATAGTGGGGCAATGTTTGTAGGTAAAACATTACGCTCAAAGGGTTTCTTTAGGTTTAAAAACCCTAGTGATAATAAACTTCAGCCTAATTCAGGTGGTAACAGAGAGTTTAAAGACCTATGTGAAGCACTTGGTATAAAACCTGAAGAGAAAGAGATAGATGGAAAAACCGTATTTGCACTTCCCGTATTAACCCCTTCTAATTGTGAAGGTATGCCTTCTATTATTAAGGTAAAGCATGAAAGCTGGACAAATAGAGATGGAGAAGAGGTAACCTCTCCTAAGGCTGTGTCTGTTTACTCTTGGAGTAATGGAGAGAGAGACCTATCTGATGTACCGTTCTAATGAAGATAACAAATAACGAATACGATATAATTATTAACGCATTAAAAATAGAAAGCTTAAGGGTTCTACCTAAATATCAAAACGAGATAGAAGCTTTAAGGCATAAGATAATTAAGGAATATAGTAGGATAGCAGAGAAAAATACACAAGAAGGAATGACTCCCGAAGAAGAAGAAATATATCCTAGTAGATTAAACACAGAATATGGAGGAGATGCAGGTGGAGGTGAGGAAATGGAATGAGATAGAGCACTCTTTTACATCTAAGTTTGGATGGTATGATGGAATAAGGCACATGACAGATACACTGAAGAGCTTTACTAAGGGTAAGAGAAGTGTTTATGAGTTAAGTGATAAAGAGGATTACCTCTTAATCAAGAAGTTAAGAACCGTATATGAAAAGGAGCCAACATGGCACGTAAAAGAAAACCGCAAATAGATAAAGTGAGAGACTTTTTATCCTCAGGTAGAAAGTTGACTGGTAAGACAGCAATTAATAGATGGGGAGCGTATAGACTTTCTGCTATTATTTGGAAACTAAGGCATGTTTTTAATATGGATATTAGCACAGATAGAAGTAAAGGCTATGCTATATATTCACTAAACTCTACGAGTAGTAGTAGTTAAATCTAAACCCTAAAAGGCGTGGGGTGTGCCTTCATTGATGTAAAACACCCCAAAGAATTATCCCTTGTTGTTATATAGGTTTGGGTGCACCTTGAGTTTATACCTCCAAATATTAGACACTCTAAAGCACCCGTAGGAGAAAGATATGCCGATGTTATTTCACTGTCACAGATGTGACAAACCTACGCCTAATAAAGATGGCGTTTGTAGTAGCTGTAAAGAAAAGAAAGGAGTTCCAAGTGAGCGTCTTAGAAATAATAAGTTGGGTGATTGTATTCCTATTTATAGGAAGCTTGATGATACTTCACTCACCACATAACACTAACAAAGAAAAGAAAGAAGAGGAGTAATTATGGCACTAACATACGCAATGGAAATATTGCAAACACAAGCCTTTGATGTTTTAATTCAAACTATCTACATGCTAACTATATGGGGTTTCATGACATATAGATTGGATAGAATAGAGTCAAGGCTAGAGAAGTAATAAGAGTAAAAAGTTTAGGGGGTATACAGAGACATTTTTTATTTAATAATCTAAACTTACTTCGTGAATACATAATCGAGTAAGAACCTTTAAAGAGATAATCTAAGTTAGAACATCTTATTGAAATAAAAGTTATTAAGGATATGAAAAATGGTTGGCACTATTTTTGTAGATACAATGTCTATGTATAACCCCCTTATCTTATTACTAAAGTAAAAAAATAATGAAACATAAAAAAAATAACATAACAAAGAGAACTATCAAAAGAGATATTGATACTCTTACTAAGCTAGTCCTAGCTAACAAATCAGCAATAGATGTAATAGGTGACTTCCTATATCAATACTTAGAAATGAAGGGAGAAACTGAAGGCTATAAGAAATTCATGGAGGAAAAGATAAATGGATTTATGGAAGAAAATAGAAAAGGGGATGATGAAATTCCTCGAGAGCCCATTCAAAAAGAAAAGAAGGAGTAGGAGACGTGCCGTCAAAAAGCAAAGCAAAAGGAAATAGGTTTGAAAGGGAAATCGTAAACCTCGCTAAAGAATATGGATTAAAATCCACAAGGGCGTGGGGTTCTGACGGAAGGTCGTTAGGGCTAGACGCAGAGGTTGACTTAACAATAGAAGAATACACCGTGCAATGTAAGGTACGGAAAAGGATAGCAGAATGGTTGAAGCCTCAGGGTCAAATAGAGGGATTACACCTTCAATGCGTAAAGGAATCAAGAGGAAAGTCGTACGCTATAATACCAATGACGGACTTTCTAGAGATACTTTCCACACTAAAAAAACTCCGATTAACGCAAAAGAAAACTACGGATTAATTACTAAAGCTAGGATACTAGATATTCAGCATTACTTAGGAGATGAATGGATAGACTATGAAGCAATTAGAGGTAGAGGAGCAGTTCAAGGGGTTGCTATGCAGTCTACATCAACAAGTGTTTACAGATGTGGTAAGTGCTTTAAACCCTACCAAACTGGTGTAGACTACACTAGTAGAAAAGGGAAAGGCAATGCATATGTTAACGGAGTTGTCTTTATTAACGTACCACTAGAAAGAAAAGAGTGTGGTCTCTGTGAGTAAATGCCCGTTATGTAGTGGTAAAATCTCTAAGAAAAATGTAACACTAAGGTTGAGGTCTTTAAGATTGGCTAGGTCTGTTAATATATTGAAAGAAATAGACAATATAATAATAGAACTATCTAAACATTGGGCGATACACGATGTTGATGTTGCAGGATTCTTGGCAGATATAGAAAAAATAGATGACAATATTATTATCGAATCTATTAGTAAGTTTAAAAAGAAAGGTGGGATAGAGCAGGGATTTAATATTAGATATCTTGCAGGTATTATAAAGAACGAGAGTAAGAGATATAGACTTAGGCAAGAATATGAGAGAAGGTCTTTGGATAGAATTCCACCCAAACTAAAGGATAACCATGAAGAGTGTTGAACTTGAACAAGCATTGCTCGGTTGCTTAATAACCGATAGCTTTTACATAGACTCAGTAAAACAATATATACCCGGGGATGAGTTCTTTTATTCATCTTTCAATAAGAAAGTATGGAAAGCGTTAGATAAATTACATAGCAAGGATAGTAATATAGACTTAATAACTATATGTGAGGAGGTGGGGAATAATGTAGATGGGTACAATTCCAAGTATGAAATTACTGGGTTTTTAGATTCTGTAACCTCACCATCTAATGCCGTAGAATATGCCAAGAGACTTCATTCGTATTACTTACGTAGAATACTTTACGTACAAGTAAATGATATATCAAAAGGTATTAACGACCCTTCATTAGACACTAATAATCTCTTAGAAGATGCACATACAACTATAGGAAATATAATTAAACTTCAACCAAATCAAACATTTGATATAGATTCTTTATTAAAAGACACTAAGGATTCTATACTTAACTCCACTACTCAAATAGCTACTGGTATAGGTACGTTAGATAGGGTGATTACTGGGATGACAAGGGGAGAGATAACTATTATAGCAGGTAGACCTGGCAATGCTAAGACAACTGTGTCTGCAAATATTGCTAGGAACCTAGTGCATAAAGGGATGAAAGTAGCAATGTTTAATAGAGAGATGCCTAATACAGAAATGATGAAGAAATTTATAGCTATGGAGTCTAAGCATTTACAATACAGAAACCTTAGAAATAATGTAGGTATAGACCAACTAGAACTAAGCGATGTATCTTCTTTAATATCAGATACTTACAGTGATAAGTTATTTATGTTTGACGATGTAAGAGATATTGAAGGAACCTTTCGTGAGATAAAAGCTATAAACCCAGATGTTGTTATTGATGACCACATAGGACTAATAGAGCACCCAGCTAACGATAGAAGAGATTTAAGACTGAAGATAGGAGACGTAAGCAGAAGTTATAAATGGTTAGCTAAGGCTCAAGATATGTCTGTTATATTAGTGTCTCAAATGAATAGAAATATGGAACATAGAAACGATAGAATACCAAGGCTGTCTGACCTTGCAGAATCTGGTAACCTAGAGCAAGATGCTGAGATTGTAGTATTCTCACATTACCCTTGGGTATCTAGATATGGTGACGATGGTAATAGTGATTGCTTTCTAGAGTTAATTGTTGCTAAGAATAGGTATGGGAGTACTAATTCTTGCGAGGTTGGGTATCATGGAAATAGTTGTTTAGTTACTAATACAGAAGCAGAAGCTGTATCTATGGCTAAGGAAAGAGGTGAAAATGTTAGTGGTACACCTAAACCTTTTTAACTACCTAAAGATTGGCTTGTTTTTTATACATTCTTATTTTTCTTGCATGTATTTTTTTATTATCAATATCATTTCCTGTGATTATAAAGTCAGGGTTAGCATTATTCCAATCTTTTATCATTTCCATGGCTTTATCATAATCCTTATCAGTTTTAGACTTTACAAGCCTATTCATAACCTTACCAAGAAACCAACTCTTTCTACCTTTTTTTCTTTCTAATTTTCTACCTTCGGTAGCTAAGTGTATTGATGACTGCCTAAGTAATGGGGAGCCCGTAGCAACTAAAAGTCTTTCTGGAACTCTTTTGTATGAATTTACACCGTATGTTTTATAATCTTGCTCTAGTGCTGGTAAAAACCTATTAAAAAAATGCTCTATGTCTGATGCAAATGCAGGCATAGCAAGAAACTTAAGGGCATCTGACGTATCCCCACCGCTCTCCTCTAATGCAGACCTCATTAAGTCACCCACATATCCAAATGCTCCAAGAGCCGCTATATTTCCTATTATATCCTCAACATCTGTTGTAAGAAATTTTGAAGGTTCATAGGTTTTTTCTCCTGAAACTAACATCTTCATAAGTTCTTTAGCTTTTAAACCAATCGCTCCAGTTGCAAATCCAGCAGCGCCTAATCTTAATAACGGCATATAATTATGATGTAGTGCGTCATAAACTAACGTATCTTTAATGTAATTAAATTGCCTAATTCCAAATGATTTAAACTGTAAAAGAGGCTTCACATATGGTCTATTTAAAACAAGAGGGTCTCTAAGGATGTTTTGCTGTAGCTGTGAATCTATTGCAAAGTCTCCAATAGATTTAAGAATACTTTCTTGACTTATTTGACCTTTTTTTATTTCAGATGGATTAATTCCCATCTTTTGCAACTTAGCAGTAGCCCACTTCTTCCTTCCGGGTACACTAGAACCCTTCGTCATTATAGATTGCAAGTCATCAAGTAAAACTCTTGCTGTAGACGCAGCTAATACATTATTAAGAGAGTTGATTGCGTCAAAGCCACTATACTTAGTTGAAGCTTTGGTAAGTTTACTAAGTATACCTTTTCCCATAGTGGACTGCTGTGATATTCCAACCAGCTCATTAACATACTTATATAGATTAGCAGGTGAAGCATCCACTTGTCTCTTAAACTCTTTATCTGTGTAGTATTTATAAGCACCTTTAAAAAACCTTCCGTAGCCCGCAGATAATGCAGAGGAAATTGTAAACTGAGATAAGTTAATCTGAGTTGCAGTACCTAATCCAATTTTCGAAAGAGTCTCCCACTCCATTACCTTTTTAGTAAATTCTTTCATAGTAGGATTCCAATTATAATCTCGATTATAATTAATAGTCCCCAATACATGGTTGTGCAACTCCTGTATAATAGCCGCATCTCCAACCGTAGCGCTATTTATAATCTTATTATATATTTCTCCCTTTCTTCCAAAGTTACTTACCTCAGCAGAACGCCTTGCTACATTACTGGAGTATTTACCAAGTAAATTTCTAATATCCTTTTCATAAAATTCATCTGGTAAATTATATTTTCTTTTTTTCTCTAAGTTTCCATCTAGTCTAAAAACCTCTGAGTATGTTTGCCTTCCTAAGATAGACATAATTTTAAAAGCCTTTAAATCTCCAAGTTCTTTACCGTGATTTTCCAATAAGGAGTTAAATGCTTGAGTTGTTTCTTTGCCAAATTTATTTCTCTGGAAACCCCTTTCTACTAATTTATTTAAAAACTTAGCACCGGTAGGATTATCTTTCGCAAAAGACTCTGGGTTATTCATTGACTGTAGAACTAAGTCAACTACCTCAGACTTAGAATTAAACACTCTAAGTTCTTTATTTTTTGAGTATTTAGAATTATCTAATGCGCTATCTGCTAACTTCATAATATCAGAAAAAACAACTTCAGCTATATCTTTTTTAAGCATCTTAGGTATGTAGTTTGAAATATACCCAGACACGTCAACACCTGAGCGAACTGCGTGGTCAAATATTGTATCTGAAATTTGCTTATATTGTTTAGTGTGTTCTGTCTCTATTCCTTCTTCTACTGCTTTAGATAATAATTCCCAATAATTTTTAGAAACTTGACCTTTGTTTATTTTTAATGCCCTTGATAGTTCACGTATATGCACATCATCTGGTTTATTTTTTTCATTAAACCCAGCTCTATTCATAAGGTCAAATATTTTAGCAGACATACCTCTTTGTTCGGCTACAAATTTATCAACTTTCGCTACATAGATTCTTCTATATGGGTCTACACTCCCTTGAAACATTGCTGGTCTTGTAATATCAAGTAATTTATTTACACGCTTTGGCAATAGCTTATCTAAAAACATACTATATCTAGGCTTTACCATTTCTATACCATTAGCATTCATTTCTTTTATTTGTTCTTTAACATATACTTCATTCATTAACTTACGCCTATAATCTATAAGCTTATCGTTTGAAGCTTGGCTTAATTTAGTATTTGTACTTTCTTTACCTGTTAATAAGTTTCTATTTGTTTCTTTTTCTTTGTTGGATAATTTTAATTTTTTTTCAGCGTAACGTACCTCATCTATTCTAGAGTTTTTTAATTGAGATGGGCTCATTGCTTTTTTATCAGCAGTTCTGTAATAAGTAGCAAATAACTGCTTTGGTCTTACAACCTTTTCTCCAGTATCTAAAAATTCAAACTGTACCTTGTCAGAGCCTATATCATCTTTTAATACTCTAATTTTTCTATTATTTTTATCGTAATATAATGTGTCTCTTCTTAGTCTTCCCTCTCTAATATTTGCACGAGTTTCTGCTTCCGCTCTTACAAAAGCTTCTTTATCTGGCAAGTCATCTGGAATATTTTCCCATCTATACTCAGGTTTTTTTGACTCTTCTGCAAATTTTTTAATTTCAGAAAACGATTTTTTTGCTACCTTATTAACTCCCTTTATACCAACTATCATACCTGCTGCATGTACAAAGTCTTGAGGTGTTGGTGCCCTTCCTTCTAATATAGCAGTTCCTGCACCAAATTCTCCAGTTTCTGCCAGTACTTTTGTTAAGGTGCTTGCCCCCTTATTAGTTAAATAAGCTCCAGTAGCTCCAGATACTCCACCTAGAATAGCCCCATTTACACCAGCTTTTACTACCCCTAAAGGATTAATTGCCCCATTTTCTAAATATTGGTTAAGAGCTTCTCCAGCCCCAGAATAGTAACCTAATCCACTTGCACTTGCAGAAGTCCTAGCTGCAAATTCTCCAGCTTTTTCAGCGGATAACGATGCTACTTTTTTGTTTGCTCCATTCCTTAATAATTTTTTATAAACATACTTTTTAACTACAGATTTTCCAACAGTAGCCCCAATACCTCCGGTAGCACCAGTGGTTATCAAATCTAAAGGCATAAAAAATGATGCTATACTTGCCCCCAAGTCCCCAATAACACTAGGCTCGTATCCAGATAAGTCAAATCTTTTATTTCCTGTTCTTATTTCGTGAGCCATACCTTGCAAGGAATTATTATATCCTTTTTTAAGCGCATTAGGCATTGAGTCCCATATGCTAGTATTTATATTACTATCACCAAAAGGAATAGGCTTATACATAGGGTTGGAAATCTTATCTTCTATATCAGGGTACTTTTGTTTTATCAATGCAAATGCATCATCGTCAGACACATTTAATAAAGAGGGGTTCCCTTCTCTTGCTTTATGTAGTAATTGCTCTTTTGTCATTGTTATCTAAGACCTTTAACAGCTCCTTTAGATTTCACCATTGCTGAAATAGTATCTTCAAATAGGTCATTATCTGGAGCAAATAAATTGTCCAATCCTTCGCCAAAATTCCTAGCGGTGTTTTCTATTGGGTTGTCACTACTATATCCCGGAAGTAAGTTAAGTGTTTCCCATATGCTTGGACTATTTTCCATATCATAAATATCTATATCTGGCTGAGCTAATTTTTTTGGCTTATTTGACGCAGATGTGGTATTTAAATTACTTAATATCTTATCAAGAAAACCAGAGCTAGGTTCCTCATCGTTATTTTGATTATCTATATCGTCGAGGTCTATTATTATATCATCAGTCTTATCTTTGGTTTTTACATTAAAGATTCCTTCAATTTCAGAGTATAACCTATCCAGTTGTTGCTCAGAATTGTTTAGATTGTCACTTATAGCTGCTCTTTCTGCACTGCTAGTAGACGATTCGTATCGGTCTTGAAATCTTTCTACCCTATCTGTCTGATGTTTAATCTTAAAAGTTAAATAGCTTAACCTTTGTTCCTGCTCAGGGGTCATTGCACCGGTTAACCGTTGCCTTATTGAGTCTTTAATAATATCCTGAAACCCTTCACTAAGGAAAAGGTCATTATCTAATGATGAGTAATCCGTTCCAAGGTTTTTATTTAAATCTTCCCGCCTTTTGTTGGCTTTATCATTTTGATACTTAAATGGCTCCATACGTTTTTCTAATAGTTTTTTAGCCCTAGTGAGATGTTTATAATTTTTTCCACTAGGAAGTAAAGACGAAATATCGTAATTTGCTTTCTCATCTATTCCCATATTTTCTAAAGATGAATTTAAAATATCTTGTGTATCTGTCCAGTAATTTTGCCACTCTGTATCATCTAAAGCTATTTTACTTTTTTTAATGTCTAATTCATTCTTCTCATTATCAACAATGTCTTGTTCCATTTGTCTTTTTTTATTAAAGAAGTATTCATCTTCTAATAACTTTGCCTTATTTTGTTCTAACTTTAGGCGAGCATCATCTCTTTCCTCCCTTCTTTTAGCCTGAAGATACTCAGGGCTACTCATTTGTGTTATGGCATTAGAGATATTATCGGCTGCTTCAGCCCAAGGGTTTGGCGCCTCTTGAATTACTATTTCTGGTAATCTTTGTATTCTTAGACTCATAAAATTCCTTTGTGTAATTAATAATTGTTATTGCATTTTAGTATAATGAGAACCATCAAATTGATACATCTCGTCATTTACCATTATGTAATCCATATTGTACCTCCTAGCGTTATCAAATATTCCTTTATTGAACATTGGTGCAATCAGATTTCCATTCGGGTCATCTATGTCGATATTACTAACTTTGTAAATTCTTCCATAATCTGGATGTTCTTCAAATCTGTGTAATGTTTCAGCAGATTGAGCCCCACCTTTAATCATTGCATCTAAGTTCATAGTAGCGTCCATTCTTGCTTTATCTAATGCAGATGAAACTCCTTGTATAGATTTATCTGCGTATGCGCCATACAAATCTGCTCTTCCTTTACTTAATGAATCCGATACAGTTCCCACGTTTAAACCGGTTTTAGCCATAGAAGCATCAGCACCTACTTGGGCTGCTTTAAGTGTTTGACTACCAGCGGCTCTATCAGCGTCTTGAGCTTCAAGGAAACTAGTCATATCTGGGACTGCACTTGCCTCCCACTGTTCTCTATCATCCGCTTGAGCCACCCTTGCACCTACATTTTCTTCAGCATCTCTAAGAATATCATAAGTAGAGCCTCCCCAACCACCTTCTTGCATCTCAGGAATCTTACCTTTTCTTAAAAGTCTTATTCTATCTTCAGAACTTCTAGGTATAAATGTGTTATACCCAGTTTTCCTTGCTCTATTTTCAGAGATAAGGTCTAAGAATTCTAAAGCTTTTTTAATATCATATACACCAGATTCGTCTAATACATCCAAGGCTTCCCTTTGAGGTTTGTTAAGAGCACTGTATCTACTTCCTTGCCCAGCGGTCTTTAGAACATTTGTTACATCTTCTAATCCTTTATAAGCCATACCCAATGAGTCAGTAACGCCAATGCTGTACCCACCTGTTCTATTCCTCATATCATTTACTTTTCCACCGTCTTGAAAGTATCCAGTCTGAGGTTCTTTCATTACATTACCCCCGTGACTCATATTAACTGCGCCATTTAAAGTACTTAAAGCTATTATTTCGTCTATGTCTGTATGACCATTCTCGAGTCTGTCGTAGTTATTTAACATTTGTAAATTCCTATCTCCTATCTTTGCCGCAGCGTCTTTTCTTATTACAAATTCTCCGGGTTCTAACATTGCTGGTACTGTGTCTGGCATTATACTATCCTCCTTGCATAAGACATTGGGTTAATAAGACCACCGCCCTTCATATTCATTAAATTATCTTCTACCATACCACCGTCTTGATACCCAGATTCTTTCAACCTATCAAACAATATATTCGCAGTGTCTTTTTTTGTTCTCATATAATTCATCTTTTCAAAGTTTAATAACATATTTAATGCATCCGAGGGTTCTAATTTACCAGATAAAACTCTATTCTGTATTGTCGCATACGGTATGTTATTTCTATTTTTCATTTCAGTTCTTGTAAAAAAATCTATCATAGGTTTTTTAACCAACGCCTGTTGTAGACTATCAGTTGTAGTGGAGTCTAGAAGATTTCCAGTATAATCTCTTAACGACACCTTACCTCCATCTTGCTTATTTATCCCCGCTAAGTCAAATCCTCGTAATTCATCACTAGAATAGTCAGCTAAGGAGTCAGTCAACTGAGAAGTATCAACTTCTTTCAAGCCTTCCATTCCTACGTCAAGATTTGTATTTAATTCTCCTGCGAGGTTCGTCAATGTGTCTGATGCTCCTAAGTCGCTACTCTTATCTGGTATTACATCAGCACCAGCTCCAGCTCCAGCAGCCTTAGGTACCATAGCAGCATCACTAGCCATACTCTTAAGCAGATTTATAGTTTCGTCTGCTCCAGCCGCTAATACCCTATCACCTCCTTTATCCTCGAAGTCCTGTTGGGATTTTAAAACTTTACCAAGTTGACCTCTCCCCCATCCTTCATAATTTTTAGCTCCCGGATTAAATGCACCAGAACCCGAAACCTTTTTCCCAGCCCACTCCCCAGTTGCTTGACCTATCATCCTTGTAATTGGTTTAAGCCAAGCCATATCGTTTGGAGTAACAAGTGAAGCAATTTTACCAAGAAACTTTCCTCCAGATAATATATTTTTCTCTCTTTCCTTTGCTCTCTTTATAGATTTTGTAATTTTTGCTAGGGCTTCTTCTTGTTTTTCGTCTGTATATTTTTGCAGTAGAAAATTTCTCAACCAACTTGTATCTCCACTTCGTAAATTAGAGTAAGTATTACCTGCTCTTATAGGAGCCTTATTAGATACCCCACCACCATCTTGATACCTATTCGGCATGTATCCACCACCTAAATATCCATTAATTGATTTATACTTCATAATATTACCTTTTAAATTACTATAGTTATTTTCCATACAGATGTCATATGGAAATGTTTTTCACTGGTAACTATATTAGTGTTATCAGCGGTTAAACTTATTCCTACTAAGTCGCCTGAACTTACTGTAGGAGAGGCGCTCCAATCTGATTTATTTATTGTAAAATTTGTGTTATCACTCCAGTTACTCGTAGCGTCAAATGTACATATAGAGTCTATTGTATTATCACCACTATCTATCTTATCTATTCCAAATACAATATCTGTAGCCGCTGTATCTATAGCTGGAGTTCTAAATAAAACCTTATGGCAAGTCATATTATATGGAGAGAGATAGCCACTTGTAGAATTTAATATTGTTGTCTGCTCTCCAGTACCTTGCCAAGGTACATAAATTTTTGAGCCCGGTAAGTCATCTGTAAAGCTGTGTTTAAATACTCTATAATCCACAAACTCTCTTCTGTATTCTAACTTTCCTGTATTAGTGTTATTTTCTACTCTTAAATCTTTATCAACATACTGATTACCGTCATTAGAAAGATATGTTTTCCATATACTGTTACCATGTTTTCTACTTAAAGACAACTGCCTATTACTACTCATAGTAAAGCTAGTCTCTCCATCTGGGTCATCGTGACCGATTGGAACGTCTACGTTAAAAGCCTCTCCAGATGAATTCATTAAACGTCTTATATCTCTATTACTCATGCGGCTCTCTTATATAAGACTCTGTATTCAATTACAATATCATTAAGTGCAAATTTAGAATCTTCATTTAAGTTGTCAAAGTTAAATTTAAAAGCCATACTCTGGCAAGAGACCCCACCTGAATCTGACAATCGTAGCTTTAATGTTGAATAGTTATTATTAGAAGAATGTGTTTGAGGTATTGTAGACGAAGTTGCATTAAAACTAGCCCAACTTCCATTATTATCCCTCATATACTCTACCTCAGAGTCATTAATTGCAGTGCTTCCGCTATGTCTGTAATTAATATATATTGCATACACCTTCTTTTTTCTTCCCGGATTTCCAAAGTCTAAATCTTTTGTTTGAACTAAGTAGTTTTTATGCCCTTGCTCTGCTGTTTGGTGATATGTTAACACAACTTTATTTGCACCAGCGTCACCAAGGTTAGTGCTTTGGGTATCGTAAGCAGCAATTAGCTTTCCAGAGCTAGTGTTTACAAAGTTAGACATCTTTGGATTAAATGAAGACCCATTAGTAACCCCGCTATTGTTAGCATTTGGAGCTGCATTGGCACCATAATACCAAGATTTATACTGCATATCATAATAGAAAGCATCCTCTCCTGTTGTAGCTGAGTCTACAAATATTACTTGCTTTGTTTCTGCTATATATCCTACATTAGGATTAATGAACCCAGACCAATTTACAGAAGAGTAAGATGTTTGACCTGTGTTTGCAATCTTACCTTCTGATATATTAACAACTTCGCTACCATTATATAAAAATGCTCCATTTGAATTTCCCCAGACTACACCATTTTCAGTGTTGCATACTGAGTATTGATTATCAACACCAGCATACTCTACTGTGTCTTCTAAAAACCAACGACTTGGAGAGGGGGCTGCTATATTTATAACCTGAACTTTTCTTTGCTTAAACGCAAGAAGCCTATCTCCATAATAAGCCAATGCTTGGTAGCTCTCACTATCACCTTTTGAAATATCTATTGTATTCTGCGGTAAGAATGTATCATATTTACCAATTTGACTAAACATTATCCTATCCCCAAAATGCTTAGCTCTGTTTTCTAAGTCTTCTCTTTGGTTTGCTTTCCCGTCGTTAAATTTAACATTAGCAACAAATACCCTTTGACCAGCTACTACAGCACATTGGTAAGTTGAATAGAAGATTCCCCCAAACGCATATTGCTTCATATCTGGAGAAAAAGTATTTATAGAATCGTATGTGTCTTGATTTGGTCTATCAGATACCATAACCCAGTGGTCAGATTGATAATCAGCTTCAGTATTATTTTCAGTAATTCTAAATTCACTTATACCAGAGGCGCCATCTGCTCTTCTCCATTGATAATAATCTTCTATTAAATTTGTCCTAGCACCATCAGTAATATCAATATCTACAAACAATGTGTACTTATCATTACTACCGGCTTCCCTTATATATATTCTTCCACCTGAAACCCTTCTTGGGTATTCACCTGTATTACCCCTTTGAGCAAAAACGTTTACCAACATTTTAAACCCAGCACTATGGGTATATTGAGCATTATATTTTTTCAATGTAGATTCTTGGTTTCCATCGTAAATAAAAGAAGATGCAAATTCATAAGTTAAACCTTCCCATTCTCCAATTTCAGAGCTAGCAGTCACAGATAGACCCCAACCTCTTCCATCTACAGGCATTTCATCACTATTATTTACACTTCCATGAGCAGTAAATGGAGCGCTTGAAGGTTTGCCTAATCCACCTTCTTCAATATAGTAACCCGGCTTAGCATTAAATGATGTTTCCAGAGGGCTTACATATGTACTACCGCTTCCAGCAGTTACTAGCACTTTTCTGTCAATATATCCATACCACTTTGGCTTTGTTTGATTATTTAAATTCCCATCAGCAATTCTTAAAGCTCCATCTACCTCATAAAACACAAACTTAGGCTTCTCATTAGCCGCCACTCCTGACCAGTCTAATGGTGCTCTATTTAAGTCTATTGTAGAATCACTAAATGTGTATGTTGTATTTTCAGCAACCTCTATTCGAGGAACTTTATTTGAGTAAAATTTACCATCAGACATAGAATTTATATTCATCACTTGAGTATTGGGGTTTAATTTTCCAAAAGTAGAAGAGGTAATAACTTGACCAACTTTTAAATTAGAATTATAGCCATCTAACCTCCATTGCTGACTAGAGATTGATGTTACTCCACCAGTAAATGCGGCACTTGCATTATTCATCGTTGTGTCTGTAAATGAATGTATAGCATCGGTACTGTCTTTATAAATATAAACTCTATTTGTATCTGCATCGCCAATAGCAAGCATTGCATCTCCAACAAATCCGGGCTTTTTAATTGTTACTGTAGTGCTTGCATTGATAGCTTCATTTGTAAACGTTACACCATCACAAACCATAGCGGTTCCTGTACTATTCCAAGTAACACTCGCATAAGTTCCAGTACCAATACTAGCGAGGCTAGTAACTAAATATTCACCATCATTTGAACTCGTTCCAGATACGACTATCCTAAATGGAAATATTGTTCCGTCATATAATTTTTGATTAGGATGAGTCCAGAAAGATATAGAGCCAGAAGTAGCAGCGCATATTTGTATGTTTTCCCCTGTAAATATTAAACTATAATTACTAGTAGAGCCATCTACATTTCCTTGAGCAGGATTAGTGGTTGTATTTGTTCCGGTGATACTAGTCCCATGTACTCCAGTTGCTGAATCGGGCTCAAAGTAATGTAATCCATAACCAGCATTTAAAGATGCAGTTATGTTTGGCACTGTATTAGTTGATAGAGTTAATGCAGAGCCATTAGTGGCTGTTGCAAACTCAGACCTAGGAATTAATTCTCCATTCTTGGATATATTCCAGTTTCTACAATCTGCAACTTCAGCAGTGGCTAAATCTCTAGGGTTCTTAACGTTGTTAATACCCCTGCCAAAATTATCTATAGTTAAAAATTGCTTAGCCATTAATCCCTTACTTCTATATGTACCAAATCATCAAAACCATTATCCTTAACATCTCCATCACTATCCCAATCTCCACCCCATCTTATCTTAATACCAAGCTTATGAGCTATTCCTCTAATCATACCACCCATATAGTGGAATCCATCTCTGTTTTCCCAATCTATTGGATAGGGGGCTAAGTCTACAGCCTTGCCTTCCATATGTTTAGAGTACTTTACTTTCGTTGCCCCCTTAGCCAATAGCTCCTTCTGCCGTTCTTCACTTCGCAATCCTTCTATGATTGTTACATCCATAATCTTTATAAGCTCATTTAGGACGTTAACTATTCTTGAGTCAACGCCCTTCAATCTTTCTTTGCTTCTTTTACCAAACTTTGGCATCAGTCTGCTTCTAGGTTAACTGCTTCAGCTAGTTTGTCTGTACACATGTCAATAGCCATCTTAGCAACCATTTTTTGTTCAGGGTCGCCAAATCCGGGAACGTCTGGTATCTTTGCCGCAATCTTAGTAGCTAATTGATTCTCAAAAGCCTCGCTTTGTAATACTTTTACTTGTGATTTTATTAACCCATTGAGCAAGTCTTTGAGCATTTTAATTAGTTTCTTCATTACACCAACCTCATTACTATGTTTATTATTAAAGGAAAGCTAACGATAGCTACACCACCCCAAACTTGCATCTTAGCAATACTGGTTTCATGCTCAGCTACCTTACCATTCAATCTTTCCAAATGTTTTTCTACTCTAATCAAGGTATTAAAAATAGTTTTTTGTCTTTCATCAAACTTAACCATCATCCCGTATAAATCTTCTTGACTGTTCAATGCTTACCTCCTCCGTTTAATCTTCCAGACATATAACTAATTTTATCAGATAAATCGTCAATTTCTTTCATCAAAGCTTCATGCCTACGTGCTGAAGAACCATGTTGATTTTCTGATTCTCTTTGAATTCTGTCTAACAATTTAAGTAAAATACCTTCTATGTTTGTTATTGTTTCTTCTGACTTTGCTTGACTAATAGCTAAGTTATCTAGGCTTTCTGACTGGGCTGTTTGGCTTTTCATTAAGTTTACTAACATGTAACCTAAAAATACAACGCAAAACCCCGAGGCGCCTAAAGTCATATAACTATCTAGCAGTGTTTGTGTGTCCATTATTTCCGCTTTTTCTTACCCCAAGAAAGGGGATTTATATTAAATTCTTTTTCATAAAAGGCTACTTTCTCTGCCAACTCTCTTCTTTCAATCCTTTCTTCCACGATGTGTTTATCAAGTAGATTCCCAATTTGTTCATTTGAAACAATAACTTGATTCTCAAGGGATGTAATCCTAACTTCAATTTTATAATACGCATACACCAATGATGCAACCAAAAATAAAATTTGTCCAAGCCATTTAAGATTGAGAGAAATAATTGCGTTATCATCTACTAAAGCTCCTTTATAACTTCTTGCTGTGTCAACATCACTCATAAGCCTTCTTTACATCTTCTAATTGGTTATGTATATAGCACCAGTTATTTTTTACAAATACACTCTCATGGTAGTAATGCATTATAGAATCAGTATCTAAAATCTCAATAAATACAGTATTGACACTATCCATAGGTGTTATTTCATATCCCATTACCGCCCATCCATTCGAGCAATTAAGATGAGAAAGAGTACTTAATAGGAATATCATAAGAGGTGTTAATGTTCTTATAAACAATTTTAAAATCTCCATTCTTTAGTTTTTTAACTTTACGATTCATTAATTACTTAGAACCAAATACCTTTGAAAAGAAACCTTTCTTTTTCTTCTTTCCTTTACCAACCATCTTCTTACCCTTCTTCTTCTTTTTCTTTACGTCTTCAGCTAGAACAATTTCTGTTTCTACTGGTTCTGCTGGTTGATTCGTTACTGGAGTTGCTATTAATAATGCTGTAAGTATTGTTTTCATTCTGATTTGTTCCATTTAGTTGAGTTGTTTTTATAGTTAATTACCTCTGAATTTGTATACACTACGAATGTGGCAGGTAGAGCATTTAATTCAGCTAGTGTAAAATCTGTTTTAATAATACATTCGGAGTCATCTTTGGCGTAAATAGGCGCAAAGTAATGCGGATGATTTGTAATTAAATCACTTAATTTTGCCTGATTAGTAACTTCGTTTTCATCATCGTCTAATGTAATCCAGTCATACCTATCTGTAACTCTTTTATTCTTTGAGGTAGTTGTATTATTAAATTTTATATAGTGTGTATATTGCCCAAGCATCTTAACTCCTTGATTGATGTGCTTTATTTTGATTAATTTGTGCTCTACTTAATGTGCTATTATAGATTCTAAACTCATCTATTAAACCTTTAAAATGCGCTGTAGGGTCTCCATTATTAGCTGTTCTTGCACCCAGTATAAGATTCGATAATTCAGTACCTACATTTCTATCACCAGTTGCAGTCGAAAGAGTTCCACTTCCTGTACCATCAAGAGTCCCATTAATATACATCTTTACTGCGTTGCCATCTAATGTAACTGCTACATGATACCAAGTGTCCACTACTAAGGTTGTACCACTATCTAGCTTTTCATCTGAAGACGTGGCATTGTCACTAACCCCAAAACGTAATTTACTATTATTAACCGAAAGACTAAATGGAATATGATAACCTGAACTTGATTCAACTCGAAGTTCAGCAATAGTGTAATATCCTTTCCAGTCTGAGCCATCATCACCAGTTACTTCAAAAGGTTTAATCCAACATTCAACAGTAAGATTATTATCAAGGGCTTGAAGTGAGCTATCTACCTGAGTACTATTGTATATCATTACATTATCAGAGCCATTAAAGCGTAATCCGTTTGAAATTTGGTCTGTAGTAGATAAGGTAAAACCTAACCCATCTTTACCTGAAGTTAGCCCTTCTGTTAGTAATGCTGTTTTTACATTGCTTGGAGTAAGATGATTACTATTTGTTGATAAATCAGTCCATTGATTCGCACCTTCATTTCTCCAGTAACCTTGTAAGTCATCGCTAGCTATATTAGTAGCATCATAAGGCACTCCACTATTATATAAGTCAGTCACATTTGTACCAGTTAATGAACTATCCCAAACTGCTACTTCATCTATTATAGCACCTTCAGGTTCATTTCCGTTACTTGTATGGTCAAACCCACCAATTAACAATTCAGAGGTGGTCGCTGTTACGTCTACTGTTCCCGGTGCATTTGCTTGGCTACTGTCATGGTTGGCTGTAGTTTGAGCTACACCATTTAAATATACCTTCACAAATGGACTACCTCCTGACCCGACTAAAACTATATGATAAAATTTATTTGGCGATAAAACTATATTCCATCTATTAAAACTACTATCATTATATGGGTGAGGGAATGAGTATAGCCTCCCATCACTTTCTAAGATAGTAATTGATATTTCTTCATTATACCTAAGGTAATAACTATATCCACCACCACCAAATGATGCACCTGTATAAATCCAAGCTGATAAACTCCATGTAGTTCCAAGAGCAGGAGTTCCTGTCCCCCTTACGAATGAATAATTGCTACCATCTGCACCTGTGCCTTCTGTACTGTGAAAAACACTTCTTGAGCGAACTAGCGCAGATTGAAATCCACCATCTTCACCAGTTGCCCATGTTGCTCCAACTAATTCGCCATGATTATTATTTCCTGATATGTCTATTGCTACCTTTCCACTTCCTTCTTGCATAGGGAGATTTACTTTTAAATTTGATGCAGAAATTCCAGTTGGTAAGGCTTGTTCAGGAGCTTCATAAATTTCTTTAATTTGGGCAAGGGTAAGCTCTGCAGAATAAATCCTAAAACTATTCATCAGCCCAGTTCCATAATTAGTACGCTCTTTCATAATTGTTAACGCCCCACCTAGGTTTTCCATCGCAGTATAGCTTCCATCATCTGCACCCCCAAGCGTTTGAGACTCAGCGTTAAGGTAAATCTTCATCCCTGAACGATTACCAGAACCATCATAAGTAGCCACTATATGAGTCCACTTACCCACAAATTGATTGAAGGTTGCCCCTGCTACATTAACGTACCGACTGCCATTTGTATCCTCGTCCCATATGTAGAAATCAAAGTTTGTGCCACTCTGTGTCAACATCCATTCGAAGTCACCACCATCTGACACGCCTTTTGTAGCAACTGTATAGCGATTTGCAGTAGTCATTTTACACCAAGCTGATACGCTAAATGGAGAATCGCTACTACTATCGCCAAAACTAAAATCATTAGTATCGGGGATTGTAACGTAGTCATTACTTCCATCAAAGCTTACAGCTCTTGCAGTATGGGTTGTTGCTCTTGGATAGTCTAGGGTGCTTACCTCATTTGATAATCTTGGTTTAAATAGAGAGTTTACACCATATGCAGAAGAAAGAAATGTTGCACCATTATTTGTTCCATTATTTGCTGATTTAGAATCGTTTGCATCGGATGCTAATGAATACCAACTGACTAAACCCGTTGCTAAACTTGCTGATAAATCTGAATAGTTTTCATACATCAAATCAAATATTTCGTCTTGAGATATAGCCCTACTCCAAATCCCAAAGTTTGCCATTGAGCCTGTAAACCACACAGGAGAGGAGTAACCACTCCATGCACCAATTTCAAAATTTGCATTATTATCTAAGTCATCTGAATCAGATGCAGTAGAACTATTTTTCACACCATCTATATAATTTGAAATTGTACCACTATTTCTTGTAATTGCTACATGATGCCATTTCCCATCAGTTGTAGTCGTGCTATCAGATAATATAGTATTTCCATCTGCTGTGTCTAAAAGCACCCTTAAGCCATTACCATTTAGGTCAACGTATATCCCATTATTAGCCCCTCCTGTATCTCTCTTAGAACAAACTAAAGCACCATTGGTAGTTGATTTAAGCCAAGTTGCTATGGTGAAATTGCCAGAAAAAGTATCTATATCACCACAATTTATATAGTCATTAGTCCCATCAAAACTAGCACTCCCCTCAAGAAATAACTCAGGAGAAGTATTCTTCATATTAAAATACTGTAACAGATTGTCTGTAATATAAGTTAATATAGTTACAGCACCCTTATATAAGGATAGACCTATGCCTAACATAGAATTAACCTAAATAAGCTATAACTGTTCCACTTGCTAAAGTGAAAGCAGTCCAACTACCAACAATAGTCATCCCTTGTGGAAATGTATTTGAGGTGTCTATCGCATCTCCATTACCACCAGCAGTCCCAATGTGATTAGAGTCTACAGGAGTAAGTGTTGTAAATGTAGAATCAGCTAAGAATTGAATTGCAACAATCTTTTTTCCTGATATTGCAGTTGTCCCATCTTCAAAAACTGAACCAGTCTGTCCTAGTGCTACATTGCCCGATTCTGATGCAGTGTAATTATATATGCCCATCTTATTTTCTCCTTTTATGCCTTATAGAGCTTGGGTATTCTCATGGGCAAATTGTGTTTTTAAAATAATTTTTTATCTTATATCTGATTAAATTAAATTTGGTACTTTAACTATTCTACTTCCACCAGTCTTATCTTTATTTCTTATTCCATACTTTTGAACAGTTTCTTTAAATTTCTTTTCATGCTGGTTTGCCATCGCAATAGCTCCTTGCATAGAGTTGATATCTCCAGCTCCAGCCTTATCCATATATAAACATTTCTTTACATAATCCACTACGGCTCTTTCAAGACTGTTATCAATATCTAAGCTATCTTTTATTGAGGTAACGCTATTGGGTTCAGAATAGTAATGTATTAAGATTCCATCTGTTACTGCTTCAGATATAGCCTTCCATTGCTTTCTTGAGCTAGTTCTACTACTACCAGAAGAATCTACCTTTGTAATGATGGCTAATTTGTCGCCTTCTATGAAATATAATGCTTGATTTTCTGGGTATTTAATACTACTTGCCATAATTAATCCGGTATATTTATACTGTCTTCACTTGTTATATCGCTTAATAATAAGTCTTTATCTACTAATCTAGGTATCTGTATATAGTCGCCTTCATTATCCATTAGATAAACCCTCAATACTTGATTCGCTTCTAATTTATTACCACTAGAATCTTCAGCATTGTCAGATAAATCATAATACATTTTATCTGCTGTTGTGCTTATTTTAGCATGAGCTACTTTTACCTTATGAGTTCCAATCTCAACTAAAGCGTCGTTTATTAGATTTAATATATAATTTTCTGGAGCCGAAGGAAACACTAATTTAATCCTACTGATTAATTCTTTAACGCTAATTGAATGAACTGCCATTACACCCCTCCATCATCAATAATTGCAAAAACCATAGCTTGTATATTGCTAGAACCATCTGCTTCAACATTGATATCGTCTATTTCAGTATTGGAAAGTCTAGCAAAAAAACACTCATTAGGTTCTATAATAATATCCCCAACTGAACCTCCTGAACTAGGGTCTCCACCACTAAGATTAAGAAATAATTTATCTGAAGATGATGTACTCCCATCTCTTGTTCCAGTGTGCTTTATAAAAAAGAAGACTACATCGTCTGTTCCATTGGAAGTTGCAGTACTACCTTGCTCTGTAGTACCTTGACCTAAGAAAGGTATAGAAGCTAATATCGCATCTTCATTTGCGTTGTTTATTATAGTTAAAGAATAAATCCATTTATTATTATTCCCAACATCATTTAAATCGTATACTATGTTTGCACCCACTGATGTTTTAATCTCATCAGGTAAAAGAGATGCGGAGATATTTACAACTGCCTTATCAATCGCCACCCTAACCTCCTAATGCTTGCAAGCCTTTATCATAATCGGCTTGTAGTTTGGCTTGTTGTTTTTCATACCACGTATATTTAGTCGTGTCAACAGCAAGTCTTGATTGAATTTCAGCAAGGTATGCCTGCGCATTTTGTACTATTTTAGACACATTAGCTTGATATGCTTGAACTTCGTTTGAATGTTTTTGCATTTTATTGCTGTTGTCTCCAACGATTGCATCCATAGTTTTAGCCGCTTCTGTCAATATCTGTGCTTGGTGTTGAGATGCGGTAAATTTACTTACATCAGTAGCTTGAGCAGCTTCTTGCTGTGCATCGCGAGCATTTATATTTGCCTGACTTATATTGGCTTGAATGTCTGAGTTATGCTTAGCAAGTTCAGCTTGTATATTCGCCTTATATTTTTCGTTTTCTTTATTAAAAGTATATAATTGATTTTGTAAGGCGCTTTGATATGCTGCAATATATGTTTGTATTTTAGATATTTGCACCCTAGCTAAGTCAATATCCTCTTCGTCCTCAATAAACTCACCAACAACAGAAAACCATTTAGAGAAATCTGTAAAGTCAGCATCAGTTCCATATCCAGAGCTATCAGCATGCATAGCTGCAGTTAACTCTTCAGTTTGGTCACCAATCGTTGGAGCAGTATATGTTGGTACATGAACGCTTATGTCAGCCTTATCAACTTTATCTACAGTGATAGGACTAACGGAGCTAGATGAGGCTGAGGTAAAGCTACTAGGGTGAGTGTACTCCACAGACTGAATAACTGGGGGCACTGGAATAATTATTTCATTAGCCAATTTATCTATTTCAGTATGGCACGCTGTAAATGCATCTGATATACCATCATTATTATTAAGACTAGAAGATTGGCTTCCTAGCACATTTTGCAATGATTTTATAGCCCCATATAAAACTACAAGGTATTCTGCCTCATCCGGGAAAACTGATATCGCATCACTGCCATACGCCACTGCTGGATATTGAACTTCAGAATAAAAACAGGAGCCACCATTGGGTAATACATCAATGGTATTATTATCTATATAATAAACTGGGTCTGTTGTAGTAGCGTATGTCATCTCTTCAGCGTCTGAAGCTTTACCTTTAAGACTTGAGGGTATGGCACGACAGGGTTGTTTTATATCTCCGTCACTTCTAAATACATTTAAAATTTTACCAGTATTTAAAGTAGCAGCCGTCCCAGATGTAAAAGTTTGCTCAGCAGAGCAAAGCTCTAACAAACTTCTAGGCATTTTGTTAATTATCTCTTTAGCACCATCAGTTAAAAATTGAGTAAGCTCCGTTTGCGTAGGGGCAGAACCGCTATCTATCGCAAGACTTGTTAATGCTTCTACTTGTTCTTCAAACGTTGCCATTATGAACTCGTACTAGCAATGAAAATTTCTATAGAACCCTCATTAGAACCCGGGTCTACTATTATATGACTTACTTCCTCAAATCCCGTAAAACCCGGAGAAGTATCTGTTGAGCCTTCAGCAACTATTGCATCGTCAACCTTCCCCATCATAAAACTTTTTCCACCATCCAATAAAACTTGAAAATTTTCCGTATCCCCAACAACGCCTAGGTTGACAGAGTTACTTGCATGAAGATTTGTTACTCTTACATATTTAACTAAATCAACATCAAGTGTTCCAACTACAGAAGTACTTACAGCGGCATCGAATCTTGCTATAGTTGCATCAGTTCCAGTAGGAATCGTTATAATTCTTTTGTACACATCTTGCACACTTTCTATTTCAAATACTCTTTTTGAACTATAGTCTTGATTTTCTAAAATAATATCTTCTTGTATTTTTACTTTTAATGTAGCCATTTTATGCCTTTCTTACCTTACGTGCAATTTTCTTAGAGTATTTTGCTTTTTGCTTTCCCTTAGCCGAAGCTGATTTTTTTCTTTTATTCGTAGCCGCTTTCTCACTGGGACTAAGACTTTTCCTAACTGACTCAGGTAAATAACGACCACGCTTTGCCTTTGGCTTCTTTTTGTCTCCTTCACTGACATAATCCCACTTTTGTTTAGACCATTTAGAAAGCTTGTTACCGGACGACTTTTTACCCTTATAGCCACCCCCTGCTTTTTTATATTTAGCCGTAGCCAACTGTGCTTTACGAGCAGACCACTGACCAGATCGACCACCCTTACTACCTGCCTTAACACTAGCAACAATCCTTTTCCACATGGATTCCTTAGTGCGTTTCATTACCATTTTACTTTGTCAGCCCAATAAGCCGCAGACATTTTGCCCTTAGCTATGTTTTTAGCATGTCTTGCCTTAAAAGATTTTCGTCTCGCTTTTTGCTTAGCTGACTCACCTTTTTTTGGCTTACCAGCAGTTGTAACGCCTTGCTGACCAAACCTTATTGTCTTTATTTTATCTCCTACCTTCGCAACCACCACATGAGATTTTTTAGGATGCTTAGGCGTTTTTTTTGGTTTATTAAAACCACTAACACCAGCACGAACTAGTCTTGAATCTTTCTTATTATTTCTCATTTATTTCTTCCTAGCTGGTGCTTTATGCTGTTTCTGCACTTTAAAACTAGCCATAGTTGAAGCCCCTTTATGAGGCTTATAACCACTTCTGGGATTTTTCATAAGTTTATATCCAGCTCCGGACTTCATCCAATGATAGCCTTTAGGTGCTCTTACTTTTTTATCCATTTCTACTCGCTTGTTTAATTCTTTTACTCCACATCTCATTCTCTTTCTTTTTTTTGTTTGCAGATATCTGCTTTATATGGTCGTCTACATTAATAGTTGAAAACTCAATATCGCTTCTTTTCCCAGCTTCGCTTTGCATAAATACATTAGTGGTGTAAATAGATTCAGACGCTCTATGCCCACAGCTTTTACAATAAAACCATTGCTCTGGATTTGGCGATTTACAATGTATACAATTCATATGTTTCCTTTTTAGATTTGGGGGTTACCCTTTATACGATAACCCCCACAGTTCTAATTACTGTTAACTTTATTTATTTAGTTTATGCTGCAAAAAGCAATGTTCCAGTTGCCGCTCCATCAGTAACTCCGGCATCTGACTTCATTTGAACGTTAACATACCACTTACCTGCTTCCTCGCAAACAAACTCTATTAAAGAGCCGTAAGAAAGAAAATTTACAGAATTATTAGTTGGTGTGAAAACTAAATTTGTCTCACCAGCGTCTGATACGTCGTAAGTAATTTTATTACCTGACGTAGTAGGGACAACACTTCCAGTTTCCCAAACATCTGTTCCAGCGCAGTTAAATGTTAATGCTGCAGTTCCGCCTTTAGGGTCATCTGCCATAGAAAAAACACAAACAGTGTCTTTTGTAGCAGGTGGCAATGTAGCAGTCACAGCAGATGCGCCTGTGTACGTAGGTGAATTAACTTGCTGAGCAACAAGTGTGCAAGCGTTTGTGCTTACAGTAGGTGCTCCTACAGTTAAACCATGAAGTGAGCCTACTAAACCAGCTTTAATAGCAGGTCTATAAGCGCCACTGTTTATGTTTGACTTATCACTTCGCATTATTAAACTCCTTCTAGGTTAAGTAGGTAATGGGTTTCTGGAAGAGTAACTTCTAAACCAGCTTCAGTAAGAATCATATCTTTACGAAGGTCTTCATCAGCAGATTGTACATTAGTTTGTACTTGAGTATCTCTATTAACGCCATTCCCAACAAGAGGTCTATAAGCCACATGGTCTAGGTCAACCATCATTAGAAAACCTGAAGAGTTTCCTCTGAACAGAGGTTCTTTTACCAAGTTCATTGTACCATGTATAGTGTCTATCACCATAACCCTATGACCAAAATTACCTTGTTTTTCCGTCATATTATAGCGAAGGTTTGACACATCATTTACATCTGTTGAAGTTCCATCAACCAAGCTTTTGTTCATGAAAGCATCAGCTCCAATCTTATTAAAGAATGTTAATAATGGTAAACTAGCAAGAGCTAATTTACTATTACCACCTCCACGAGCAGGGTCATATACAACTTCAAAATCAGACAAAAGCCTATCGTATGTTAATTCACTTGCTTGCGCACTTCTTAGGTATGCTGTTCCAGAGGTATAACTTAAATCGGTAGTTCCACCCACAGCAGTTGCGTTAGCTAAAACATGACCAGCTATACCTTCTGTATATTGAATACCGCCAGTACTTGCACGCTGTCCAAAAAGCATAGCTCGCTCAATATCTACCTTATGCTCACGCAATTTTAAATTCCAAATTCTTTGGAACTCATCTGCATATCCACGATACTTTGTAGCTCTAGCAGTATTTGACATTTCACATGCTGTTTTAAAGATTTGGGTATACCCATAATCATTGTCAAGCGCTTCAGAAAAAACATCTGGAGAACCAGTACCTTCAGCGTATGAAGTACCAATTACTTGACATTTATTATTATCTATGTTAACGCCTCCGTCTGAACCGGAAATAGTTTTTCCAGTAAAAGAAGTATCAGTACCATTATCTACTGGAGTTGTTTCTATTCTAACTATTACTGGATTTGGGATATTTGCTGCAGTTACTTGACCAATGGAAAAAACCATTCCTTTTATTAGCCAATCTACAGATGCTCCACCAGCGGTGTCAATAGTATATGTTTGAGTACTACCTGCTGCCGGAATAGTCACATCACCTTGTATTAAGAAAGAACGGTCAGTCATTGCGATTTTAGTTCTATCTTCTAAAAATCGGAATTGTGGGTCATCGGTGGGAACTTTAGCTACTTTTGAAAGATACACGAAAAATGGTGATTCTTCTGGAGCCAAGTCCGCTACACGGTCTGAGAAGTTAAACAGTCTACGGGTATGATAGCCAGTGGCGGCTGTACCCGGAGTGTCAACATTCACAATGCCTTGATTGTAAGTTGCCATTTAGGACTCCTTAATTTTAAATTTGAGTATTTCTAGATGAATTCATAACGCCTTTCCAAACATCCTCTAGTTCATTTGGTTTTTCAGGAGCAGAACCTTGGATTACGCCAGCCGTAGTTGGCATCGTCTGTGTTTTCTGCACTGCTTCCAAATTAGGGGACACCTTACCTTCACCGCCTTTATACTTTCTATAAACATCCACCAACATATCCAATGGTAATTCTTCCCTTGGTGTTGTTGCAAAGTCTATAAAATCATTCGCCATATTTGCGTCTGTTATTCCGTGCTGTGTTGCTAAGTCTTGTTTTAGGTCGTTAATAGCCATCTGTTGCTTAAACCCAGCCATCTGTTCTTGAACAGCTTGCTGAGCTACAGATTTTTCTTGGCTCACCCTCATTTCATAAGAGGGGGAACCCGGCTTGTAATAAGCTTCCCAAGGGTCAAAAGATTCTTCTGTTACCTGATTAGCTTCTTCTTTTTTAGCCGTATTGCCACTCAAAGTGTTTCTCATTGCGTCAACAACGTCTGGTCTTTTTTGTAAAACCTCTCCTAGTTGACGGTATTTGCGTAACTCCTCTACTTCGTTATTAAGCCTATCATACTCAGCGCTTTTTTTATCATACATAGATTGAAACTTTTTTGCATCATCTACGGGCTGTTCTTCGATAGCAGCTTGAGGCTCTCCCCCAACCTGTTCAGGCTCAACAACAGTTTCTAAAACTTCGCCTTCTACACCTTCTATTGTGGCACTTTCGTGCATAGTGTCTTCCATTATTATTCTCCGATTTCTTTTAGTTTAGTATCACCTAATTATAGATGTCTATAAAAGCAGAACCGGGATATGTTCCCACTATTTCTGTTTTCATTAGCTTACAGCCTGCGTTTCAGTATCAACAATTCTTTTTAAGTTGTCAACCTGAACCTTGTTTTTAAACTTGGTATCATTTTGAATCTCATTGAGCCTGCTTTTGAACTTCTCAGTTTCAGCCCTCTTTCTCGAACTAAGCGTTTCTCGCTCTGCCGTTTGTAGGTCTCCACTAAGTTTCTTCACTTGCCCTTCAAGTTGTTGTATGTATGATTGCATTTGAGCCATTTGACCCTTTCGCTGTAAGACACCTTCTTTGTCAAAGATTTCAGTTTTCTTTAAAACCTCGACATCATCCACCAGATTCATCTTAAACGCTTCTAGGTACATCTGATATTCAGCGACCCTATTAGAAGGTAAAGTTGAACCGGATATAATTCTCACGTCGTAATGCCCAACGGTGACATCATTAACTAAGGCATTAATTTCTTGACTTTTATTATCATACATTTGATTAATGGTAAATTCTGTTATATCATTATTCGGCTGTACAATTCTAAACGTCTTGGCGTAAGTATAATGACTTTTGGCTAAGTTGTACAAACTTTTACCTAACCTAGTCAAACTTCCTTCGATATCTCTTAACTTTGATTTGCCACGAGTTTCACCCATTTCAGCTAACATAGCTGTTCCTCTAACCGTCTCAGGCGCAGACTCTTTAAAACCCTGCATTAACTCGGGGATACCGAAACTTAAATCTATATAATGTTCTATTCTACTCATTAGATTGTAAAACTCTCCAGACAATGATTGTGGGGCAGGGAAATGTGGTGCACCAAATTCAGGATTATATGGTATTACAGCATTGGGTCTAGCCCAATCCTGCTCCAGCTGCCCCAAATCATCTACGCTCCCCTCGGGAACCATTAACTTTAATCCAGCCGAGGCTTGAGCGTGTGAGAGAGTGAGAGAGAAAAGTTTATTCAAAAGCCTTTGCGAGTCTTTGACTTTTGATATATCAGACTTTGGATAAGGAGTTCCTGTCCATATATTGGGGACTGGAATTATCGGATAAATGTCTGTATTTAAAATTTGCTCATATAATAATATGTCACCCGCTGTACATGAACATTTAATTCTTGTTTGTATTACTTCAACAATTTCAAGCATCTCAGCTTTTATTAATAATTGAACTTGCTCATTAGATAAAAACTCCTGATATTTATCATTATCTAATATAACTTCTGAGCCATCTTGTTTGTTAAATATTCTATAGAAAGGAACTTTAACTTTTGAAAATCTTTCTAATATTCTATATTTACTTATCCTATTGTATTGAGATTCGTGTGTATTGTCAGGTGTAAAAGACTGTGAAGAGTTTTTTCTACTAGAAGATGGATAGTCTTCTTCGTCGTAATACGTATCAATTTCATCAATGTATGGCTCTACTTGTGGATATAAATTTAACAACTGGTCTTCTGTTAATACTGTAGAAAGTATAATTCCAGACGCATCATCTGCATACCTATGCCTAGAAGCTGGGTCTACGTAAACCCTGAATGGGTCTACATATGTATATTTTACTTCACCTCTGCCATAGTCTGCTTCGGGGTCTATATATGCATATAGATAACCCATGCCTGCTGTAGCGTAGTCATGCACAGCTTGCTTAAATTGAGTATCACCATCTGAAATATCCCATATATACTCAAGTAAAGTTCTCCAGACATTCGCCATTTTACTGTCTGAATCTTCTCTACCAACTGCGCTATATTTAGGAGAGCGTGATGTTAATAGGGATTTTAATTTTTCTATAGCAGCATATACTCGGTCTATAACAAAATCTCCTTGACCTACTGCTCTTAGTGCGTCAGACTCTTCTTGAGAATAATGATTACCTAAAAAGAAGTCAACGGAGTCTCTAGCCTCTGTATCCCACTCAGACCTTGCATCTCTCCACATTCTCCAAAGTTGTCTATTAACTTCAGAGTGCTGTGCTTCGTTTTGTTCTAACTCTCTTATACTAGAAATTGGCGCACCTACCTTTTTGGTGCATAATATAGTAATAAACTACTATATGAAGCAAGGAATATTTTAAATTTTTTGACCAGTCACCCAAGATATTACTCTCTTTGTAGTTTCTCTAATTGGTTTTGATGTTTTATTTTCTAAAAAATCTGACGCTTCAAACTTTTTACTGACCGGTGGTCTAGATTTATTTACAGCATACCAAAGACCATCTAAGACATCATCATTTCTTCCCTTGGGGAATTGAAACATTTCATCAACTAATGCAGTATGTTTTCTTTTTATAAACATTTTTCCCCTATTTACTATAGGTGCTAACAATGACTCTAACCTATCTTCTTTTTTAATACCACTTGGGGGTCTAACTCCTAGGGCTATACCCGGAGCTACTTTTCTTTCCTTGTTGGATATTGTATTAACAGCATCTTTAATAATGCCTTGAGCTCCAACATGTTCTATATTAACTCTTTTTACTGGTGAGTATTCCCTAGCATATTCTAATATTTGCTGAGGCATATCATAAAGAGGCATATGCTCTCTCATGTAGTCTATTATGTATATATTTCTATTACTATCTATTCCTATAATCATAATGACTTGATAATCACTAGAAGATGATGCCTCATATGCTAAGTCAACTCCTATGTATACATTCACAGGTATAGCATCTTTGCTGTTAACTAGGTACGCATAGCCATCTCTACTATCAAACTCGTGGTCATAATATTCCAATCTATCTGTTTTAAATTTAGCATTCTCTAAATCTCTAGCTTCGTTTAAATATTCTTGGGCAAACTTATGGGCAAGCCCTACGTCTTCAAATCTACTTCTAATATCTTGAAGCTTTTCTTTACTAAAGTAACTAGACCAAAGTACGTTACCGTCAGAATCAATAGCTTTGTGATACATAACATCCCAAGCATATTTTCTTTCATCTCTTTTTGCTTCTAAATAACCATCGTAAATACTTTGTAAAAAAGAATCATAATGAACAATAGTACCAATAAGCCAGATAGAACCTTCATTCCCTTTAGAATTTTCTAAGGCTGGTTCAACAGTAGACATCACCCATTCTTTAATTTCTCTTCTTCTATCTGGAGTTTTTGTGTTTAACTCAGATTCAAAATCGTCAAGAATAATTTTTGTATATCTTAAGCCAAGCTGGGAACGACCCCTTAGTCTTTGAGAAGTTCCTTTAGCTATAATCCTATCGCCCTTACTTGTGGTAAATTCTTTTTCAGTCCACTTGCTTCCACATATATTTCCAAAATAATAATTCAAAGCCGGGTTAATTTCTATATGGTTTTGTATGTATTTAATATGGTCTATTGCTTGAGACTGCTCTTCAGCTACCCAAGCTATAAATTCTTTCTTGCCCTCAGGGTTAAAATATAAATGATACAATAATGCTGTCTTAGCTAATGTAGACTTACTATGACCACGTGGTAATATAATACAATTTCTCTTTTTGTTTTGGTCTAGCAATAAATCGTTTAATTCATAGTGATATGCGGCAGGGGTAGACTTCATAAAGTCTTCAGGGAGAAATAATTGACCAAAGGAAACTATGTCTTTCTTAGCGAGTTCTAAAACTCTTTCCTTTTCAGATACGTTGTGTTTATTTATGTTCGGAGCTTTAGGCACTGTTTAGACATCCAGTCTTTATTAGGTACTAATTCAAATAGTTGACAATACTGAAGTAGTGATGAGCCTATAATATACATCCACGCCTCTACTTCTTCCTCACCTTTGTAGGCGCTAACAATCTTTCTATGATATAAGTTAGAATCTACACCTTCATATCTATCATATGAAACCATATCTATATCATCTACATCAAATACTTCTACAATCATACCTTTCTGCTTTCTGTCCGGTAATGCAGCAGGAAAGTCTCTATGTCCGGGAAACACTAATGAGTAGCCATCTACCTTCCAAGTATCTCGCTTACCATTTCTTAGTGTTCCGTATACAGCTAGTTTACTATTCTTCATCCAAGTCTTCTCTAAAATGCCAATATTCCTGAAGGTTATCAATATAACCATTTTCAACATATGGAGAGTACACTTGATTTTCGTAAAATAGGTCATATACTTCTGTAGCTATACTTTGCCTAGACATTTCGTCATCCAAGGTCATCTTACTTTCATCCGCATGTTCCAAGACTTCCATTATTATATCATATAGATTCATCAGCTTTCTATTTCCCTTTTAGCGCTTGCTAATTTCTTTGTATTATTACCACCTATAGCATCGAGTTGCTCTGGAGAGAAACCTTGAAACACTGTAACTGACTCCGATTTCTTTTCCGTATCACGCATACCAGCAATAGCAACTAGTTCTTTTAATAGTGAAACCTTGTCGCTGTCTCTAGATGTTGAAGACTCGATGATATCTTTCATTTTCTCTAAAATATATAAAGGCGTTATCTCAGCCTCATTCATTATTTTTTCTATTTCTTCTCTAATCAAACTTTTCACCCTTTTGGTTCTCATTAATAGCTTTGCTTCTCGCTCAGCATAATTTCTATTATCTGTTGGGTATATGCTCATAAAAGCATCTACCATATCCTCACCCTTAGCCACATACTTAGCAAATAAAAATTCGTTCCTTGTGGCTTTCTTTCTATCTTTAATAATCTGATATGAGGTTTTACCACTGGGGCTAAATGTATATATGTTCTTTCTCATCTCCCCTTCCATAACCATGGTTTTATTACACAAAAAAGAACCTATTACAGTCCTTATATAATCAGTGCCACTAGATTTTTTTAAGTTCTTTTTTAAAGTTCCTCTTTTTAAAACCATACATACCTGACCATCATCACACAATACCCACTCTCTTTCTTCGCCATCTCTCCAGTTTTCTACAACAGTAGTGTTTTTAACGTACTTATTAAATTCATCTATGCTTTCATAGAGAACATGTTCTTTATTTTTAATAGTTCTAGTTTTCATTACTTAGATAATACTTAGCGGTGTTGCATATCATTTCTTTTTTTACATCGTTTTTGTTTTTACTTTTTACTATTTCCATTAAACCTTTTTCTAGCCAGTCTATTCTTATTTGCAACTCTTGATGTATTGATGTGATTAACAATCTTTTTTCATTTTCTCTGTGCATCCTTCCCCCTAAGCTTTTAAAACCTTTCCATCTACTGTACTTACACCATTTACTATTTGATGAACTGTTACGTTAAAGTTACCATTCCTATGAAAGTCTACTATCGCAAAAGCATGTTGCCAATTATGCTGCCTATTTCCCAGCCATTCATTTGCCTCTGCCCTCATATCTTTTAAGCAACCTATTGACCACGCTGACTTGACTCCATCAATGTGTGTAACAGAGCTTTGCTGAATGTCGTGATGATGACCATACATAACATTACCGCCAAGCCGCAAGAGATGATTACGAGTGTGGTTAACTCCTGCAAAATGATGACCATGATAGAAATTAATTTTACCAATTTTGAGCATCTTACCGATTTTATGATACTGGTATCCACGCTCTTTAAGGCGCAACGCATTTTTAACGAGCATTTCTTTAGCCAAGTATGGGTTTTCTTCAACAAATCTATTAAGCCAGTCATCATGGTTCCCCTCGCAAAAGTGTCTTATTTTAGTTTTAGCCTTATTTAACGAAGCATCTATAGTGTCCATACCTTTATTAACATCTTCTATCTCTTTATGTACAAATGGTAATTGATATTCTAAAGGTGGTCGTTTTTTCTTTTTCCACTGCCAATGGGAAACAGATTCCCATTCTCCAGTATCTCCCAAGTCTACATATATTTCCGGCTTTACAAGTTCAATAGCCTGACATAGAACCTTTATAGCTTTCTTATCTTCGTATGGGAAATGCTTATCGGGGGTAACAATAGCTCTTTTCACTTCATTACCCCTTTAAGCATCTTTACTAGGCAAATTACAAACAAGGCTTCAATAAAAAAGTAAAATTTACCTGCTATCATAGTTACTATAACAATCGCTGTCTTCATATAAGCTCCTATATTTTTCTTAATAGTTGCGCTGACTTCTTAATATCTTCATCAGCAATTCCCGGTATGACAACAGATTCAAAATAATCACATCCTTTTTCTACTAAACAAGACTTACCTTTTAGTTTAGAGTCTAAGGATACAAAAAGCTTTTCATTTTTGCGATTGAATACACACCCTATACATTTACCCGCATCCCAATTCGCACAATGCTGCCTAGCAATATTTAATATCTTAGTCATATTCTCTATATAAATTTAAACATTTATAAATAAACGATGCAAGGAATATTTTACATTAATATATAAACTTATATATTTATTTTAAGAAAGTCCTTGCTTTTACCCCTACTTTCTTAGTATATTGTATGGGGCTAAGCCATAGAACTACTAAGCTTACTAAGTAAAAGAAAGAAATATATTACTAACGTAATATAAAAAGAAAGAAAGGTTATGAATGGTAAAGGAGATAAGGATAGAACAAATGATATTAAGAGGTATCAAGAGAATTATGACAGGATATTTAGCAATTCTTCCTGTATTACCACAGGAAGAAGAGCTAAACCTAGACAATCTATTCAAAAGTGCAAAGTGGGAAGAGCAATCAGAGATAAAGACTAAAGAGTATGAGGTAGAAAAGATTACCACTACAGCAGGAGTACGTGGAAATGAAGCAACAGATGAAATACTAGACTACCTATATTATAGGGTTAGGGACAATAAGCTTCAAATACCTACCAAATTGGCTGAAAAGCTAAACATCTGATACAATACTCGACTTTTAATAAAAACGAGCGTATATAGGCAAAATAAAGCCAAATAGAGGTATTATAAGTTGCCACACCTAGTTACTTTAAAAAAAAATTACAATATATTTTAAAAACCCTTGCTTTAATTACCGATTCATTAGTAAGTTGAGTTATCAAAAAGGTTGAGAAAATGAAAACTAGACTAGATAAGGCATTAAACAACTTTTATAGCGATAATAGCACTAACACAAATATTAACGAAGCTATCAAATTAGCCAATAATCTTGAAATAGTAGACATATTAGACCCTAGTAGTAAAATAATAGGAGAACTGGCAGAGATAGTCAATAGACTACAAAACTCAGATGAGCTGGAAATTGTAGATATGGACGAATTTATAGGCGGTATGCACACCTATTCCTAAAAAAATGCCTAAGATTGCGTGTGAGCCTTATTTGCGCGATGGGGGCGTACCCGTTTCCTAGTTAGGATTTGTCTATTTAGTTGAAATTCTCGGAAATTCTAGGTAGATAAAAAAATCCATAGATAAAAATCAGTCTACTAAATTTTGCTAGACTAATAATAAAACAATAGAGTAAAGCTAGACTCTACCAAGTTTTTTAACTTGCCCAAAATTACACTTAGATCTAGCAATTTCGCCAAAAATCATATACCCTTATTTGACTCTATATGGTACCTTAAAGCCACTTTTATTTTTAGGCGATATACACCCAGCTTTAAAGTGTAAGTTCAATAAAATCAATAACTTACGCGTCACACCCTCTAAAAAAGCCGTCCATATACGCGAAACTAGAGCCTTATACAGTATTAAAAGCATAGTCTTATTCATTATAAACTAGGTTATTAACACCCCTCAAATTTTTTATAATCTTTTCCCTTGCATGGTATTATATTTAGTTGTATCTTATATCACGTTTTTTGACAATGTGGTAATGAACTTACTCGGAAGGATTTCCAAGCTAGTTTTTAAATCTGTTATATAGTAAGATTGAATCAGGTTTTTAAATGTGGTGAAAAAAGGAAAATACGAATATTGGAAAAGGTTCCCCTTTTTTTTTAATTAAAGATTTTTATAATAACAACAAAGGAAAAGCAAATGTCAAATAATAAAAAATCTAACCTAGTTAGAAAATCAATAGAAACAATAACAGAAGAATCGAAGTTAATGTTTAACTCTATGCCATTTATTCAAGATAGTGGAATTACTCTAAATGAATTCATAGAAAAAGAAATTGATAGACACGCTAGTATGAATCTTATCAAAGGTACTAGAGCAAATAAAGCCTTAGAGATGATAAACGCGATTACTAGTAATAACGAAAAATTATCTAGCATTAAAAACCTAGATAAAATTTCTAACAAGTTAGAATCTCTAGTTAAGACTGTTAATTTTCTTAATAACAATAAACAATCTATGAAATTGATAGGTAAATTAATCGGTTACAATTTCAAGCTAGTAAATCTAAATTGGAATAGTGAAAAAGTAGAGAGCAATAAATCTGTATAGTCACTATAAAATAGAGAGGGTTTCTAAATGTACTTAGTAGTACATTATAAAGAAACTCTCTCTATATTTTTTTTTTAAGTAGTATTTTTTTTTTAAGTAATAATAAGTAATATAATAAAAGGGATATACATGATAGTTAATAGAGAAATATTTGTTTCTACTGTTGATAATATAGAAGAAAAAGAAATTATCTATATTAATTTACGTAGAAATAAAGACAAGTTCTCAGTTGCTACTGTGCATGGCAAACCAATTCTATATAAAAATTATATAGAGTGTTGGGATTTTATAGAGAAATTTTATAATTTAGCTATAAAACATAATACAGCTATTGTAGTAATAGAGAACGAAACTAAAACTAAATTAAGTTTTGGTCTAGGTAAAGCCGTTCTACTAAAAAAGTTCGAGGATATACAAATTCGAGAGAATACTGTTAAGAGAATGAAAAATATACGTAGAAGAATGGTAGTAGATAGTAAGTATAAATCTAGTAAGAAAAAGATAGATACTAGGATTTTTGATAGAACTAGATATGCTTCTAGTAGTAATAAAGGTATAGGATAAAATTTCATAACAACAAACACTACCTATTAAGGAGGTAATAGAATGAGTAAAGGTAAAGTAGAGTTATTAACTCATAGACTAATAGATTCTGTATGGACTACTATGGCTATATTTAACGAAGTAGAGAAAACAGTTTTTATACTAAGTTATGATAGAGATAATGAGCAAGGTTACAATTTAGAGAAATATTGTAGACATGGTTGCTTTGTAGAGAAGGAAGGAGATGGTAGAATATGTGAGACTCTAGTAGTATCTAGTAAAGATAGATACTCTTTTGGATTTAAAGGAGATGAAGTAGAGAGATATAAGGTAGAAAATCCTCAAAATATATTTAGTTATTCTAAGTAGTAAGAAAATGATAAATAATAATAAAAGATTTATAGAGTATATAGAGAATATACTAGACAAGATAGAATGTATAGGTAATTACATAGTAGCGTTTGCATTTATCTATTTAATAATACATCTATTAAAAGCATTTTTATAATAATAACAACATAGGAGGAAGTATGAGAGAGTTACTTCATCATCTAGTTGGCTCTTGTGGAGAAAGTCATATCAGTCTATTAATGATTGTCTACACAGGTATTATTGCAATATATAAAGATTATCTATTAGCAATAATAAAAGGAGTCAAAGATGTTCTATTCAAATGAAGCAGTTCTAGTAGATATTAGATTCGCTAGAATATGTAGTCAAGCTTCTTGGGACACGGGTTCTATGAAAGAAAGGCATCTAGGTAAAAGTCTTTATAGTCTTGAGTCTCAATACAAGTTAAGTACTACTAAATCTAGGTTAGTGAAGATTGTAGATGTAGACCCGAATATTAGAGATATTTCTGGAAGTACTGATAATGAATTACTATTATTAGTAGAGCTTGTAAATGTGAAAGAAGCTAGATCGAATTTAATATCTAATGAGTCTTTAGAGGATTATATAGAGAGTCTAGAAAATCCTATACATGTAGACGATAGATTCTTAATAGCTTGTAGAATACAAGATTTAATCTATGTAGATAGTAGGTTCTTAAGTATTAGATATAATCGTAGAGATTATAAACTATATCTAAATTATGCAATAAATAGAGACGTGCCACTAGATACACAATCAGAACTTGAAAACAATATTGCCTACAAGAGCTACTCTATTGGTGTTACAGAGATTGGCTTTCCAAGTGGGTTATTAACAGAAGCTGAAACTAGTACAGATAGACAAAGTATAGCGTCTCTATATAGTGAATGGATAGGCTTTAGGTCTAATAATAAAGTATTAAGAGGTATTCATACTGTTCTACTACATGCTATAAGGAATCATAGTCTTTTAGATAAAGGGGATTCTAGGCTAGATAAAAACTATGTAAGTAGGTTTTACTTATCTAAGATGTGGCAAGCTCTCTACAAGAAATACATACTTACTCAATTAAGTAGAGATATAATAAAATACCATAGTTGTGAATACTGTGATAACATAGGATATAACTACCCTACGTTAAGTCCCAAAGAGGGAGTTTTCTATATGTGTAGTATCTGTTATCAGAGTCCCGACATAGAGATAGATTGCGATTGTTGTCTACGTAGCGTAAGACCAAGAGGAATAATAAGTGTAATAGATTATTATAGTGAACAACTAGATAGAGCGTTAGCTTTTAAATCCTATGGTATGTACCTACTATGTGGTGATTGTGATAGTTACTTCTTTGCACAATGTAATAAATGCAAAACTACAGAGACAGTTAATCTAAAAAAGATGAGGTCTATTAAGGATGAGAGCGAGAGAAGAAGATATATGCAATCTTGGAGAAGTTCTTTTGAGTATGTTATGAATGTATTATACTGTACTAGCTGTGCAGATAGTGAGTGCTCTT